TACAAAGAGGGTTTAAAAAATATTGGATCAAGAGTGTTCAATGCTGAGCAAAATACTATGGCCAATAAAGAAGCGCAAGCTAATTCCTATAGAACGCTACTTGATTATCAAATTATTAACCGTAGCGACTCGGTCAAAAAAGCACAAGAGGGTGTGTATAAAGCCGTCACCAAAGTTTTTGATATGTCTAAAAAAACATTTGAATCAATTGAATTTCAATTGAAGGATAGTTTTAAAGATTTTGAAACATCAGCAAACAAAAAAATGCCAAACACAACAGATTTTATAGATGAATTTGCTTCCGGTGTTTCAAAACAGTTCTTAACAATAAAGGACACAACTCGACCTGATATGTACATGGATCAAGCAATGGCTATCAAAAATTCATTTGCTGGGTTACTAAATGATGATGTAACAAGAATTCTAATACACGGTGATACAGGACTTAAAGTGGGTGATGTTATTACACTAAAGCTACCACAGGCTGACGGTATGACCAAAAGAAAGAAGCAAGACAGTTTAACGTCTAGTGATTATCTAGTTATTCGTCTTCGCCACATGCTTACTCCAAGTACAAAAGTTAAACACCAAATAGCATTAGATTGCGTGAAGATGGGAATATAAAATGGCAACAAAGAATTTTGGTGGAGAAGGATTTAAGTGGTTTATAGGTGTAGTAGAAGATCGTAATGACCCTTTACAACAGGGTCGTGTTCGTGTAAGAGTATACGGTGTGCATCCAGAGCAAAAAGCTCTTGCGCCAACAGATACACTACCGTGGGCCACTGTTCTAATGCCTGGCACTAGTTCAAGTTTAAACAGAGTTGGTGTTTCTGCTACCGGTTTACAAATAGATTCTACAGTTGTCGGTTTCTTTCTTGATGGTAATGAAACAACAATGCCTATTGTTTTTGGTGTTATGCCGGGTAAGGATGATATATCGTTACTTGCAATTGGGCAGCAATCACTAAATAAACAGCCTACTGGACCTGAACCGCAGTCTGCATATCGTGCAAAGTATCCCTTCAATAAGGTTGTACAAACCGAATCAGGCCACGTATTTGAAATAGATGACACCCCCAACTTTGAGAGATTACACACCTTTCATAGATCAGGAACATATAGTGAAATAAATGAAGACGGACAAAGAGTAAATAAAATTGTTGGCAACGATTTTGAAATAGTTGAAAAGAACAAAACAGTATATGTACAGGGAAATATTAGCGTTGTTGTTAAGGGAAGTGTTAGTATGGAAGTAACAGGAGCTGTTACAGCAACAGCTGCTTCGTTTACTCTAAACGGTAGTACCACGATTAATGGTAATTTACAAGTCAGCGGAACTATTAATTCTTCTGGTAACATGACGGGCGGCGGAATAAGTTTGGTTGCGCACACTCACCCTGATCCACAGGGCGGTAATACAAGTCCGCCAAACTGACAAAGGATAACAAATGGCGGTCGTACAAAGAAAAGATTATTTCACTCCACGAAGAGTTCAACAAGAGTATTTTTCCGATTTTTTATCGGGTTTCGGTATTGATATAGTAAAAAAAGATTTAACCAGAGTAGTGAACGAAGATGCTGTCAAGCAATCTATACGCAATCTGTTACTAACCAATAGGGGTGATAGATTTTTCAATAATACAGTTGGTAGTGATTTACGTGGATTACTTTTTGAAAATGCTTCACCTGCTTTAGAGCAAGTAGTTAGCGAATACATAAGAAAAACAATAGAAAACTACGAACCTCGGGCTGAAATTATTGACATTAGAGTTTCAACAGAAGCCGATGATAATCTCATTGTTGTAGCGGTCGTTTTTCGCATAATAAATAAGCAAGAACCAATTGTTCTTGATTTAATTCTCAACAGGATCCGATAAATGGCCAACACTAATATAGATTTAGTTGGTTTAGATTTCACTAGTCTAAAAAACAATTTAAAAACATTTCTTAAAACGAACACACAGTTTAAGGACCTTGACTATGAAGGTTCTAATATCAATGTGCTCCTCGATGTCCTTGCGTACAATGCATATTTAAATGCGTTTTATACAAACATGGTTGCCAGTGAAATGTTCTTAGATACAGCACAGCTGAGGGACAGCGTTGTCTCTCATGCAAAAGAATTAAACTATGTTCCACGATCTTTTACATCTTCACGTGCAACAATAACTGTTGCCCTAACCCCGTCTACTACGGTATCGTCTCTTGTCATTCCAAAATATACCTCTTTCACATCACGCGTTGGTTCAAACACTTTTACGTTCTCAACAAATGAGGCATTGGTAGTTACGACTGCAAATAACGGTGTGTATACAAAGACGTTAGACTTATACGAGGGTGCTCTACGCACCGAATCGTTCGTTGTTAATCTTGCTAATACTTCGCAACGCTTTGTTCTATCAAATCCTACAGTAGACACTTCGGCAATGGCTATCAGTGTATATGAGGATGGTGGTCAAAATGTTCTTGCATATAATCAAGCTGCTCAGCTCTACGGTGTATCAGATACTTCTCAAGTATACTTTGTTCAGCCTTCACAGAATGGTCAATACGAAGTAGTATTTGGCGATGGTGTTTATGGTAGAAAACCAAAAGATGGATCTACTGTCGTTGTTAATTATAGAGCTTGTTCTGGAGAGTTACCTAACGGCGCAAGTTTGTTCTCACCAGACGGTGCAATTGATGGACATGCTAATATAAGTGTCACAACTGTAAGTTCTGCTGTTGGGGGTGCTACAAGTGAGACGTTAGAATCAATTAAGTATAATGCTCCTAGATCGTTCCAGGCTCAAAATAGAGCTGTTACAGCAAGTGATTATGAAACGCTATTGTTAAATCAATTTTCTGATATACAAGCTATCAGTGTGTATGGTGGGGAAGAGACAGATCCCCCACGCTTTGGTAAAGTTTTTATTTCCGTTGACGTTGCCGATGCTGATGGTGCGCCAGAATTGAGAAAGAAAGCTTTTCTCGACTACATCCAAGAGAAAGCGCCATTGACAGTACAAGCAGAATTTATTAATCCAGCGTTTATATACGTCCAAGTTACATCGACAATCACATATAATATTAACAATACCACAAAGAATATAGCAGATATCGAAACAGCTGTCCAATCGGCAATCAGTAGTTTCAACTCAACTAATCTTCAGAATTTCAACGTATCATTGTACTATAGTACTCTTTGTTCTAGTATTGATGGTGCTGATCAAAGTATTTTAAGTAACGACACAGAGTTATTTTTAATTAAGAGAGTGATACCAGTAACAAATACTGATTACAGCTTTATAGTAGAAACACACAACGCATTACAATCGGAGACGGGTGTTAAACTGACAGTAGATGAGCCACATTTTGGACATACGCTTACAAGCACAACATTTACATATCAAGATACTGCATGTATTTTAGTTGATGATACTTTAGGAAATGTGTTCATTGCTGCTCGCCAAGCATCTACAATCCAGGTAATACGAAATATTGGTACAATCAACTATACAACAGGTAAAGTGACAATTGTCAATTTAAACATAAGCGCATATGAAGGTAACTACATTAAACTTATGTTTAGAACACTTTCAAAGAATATAACAAGCACACAGAATGCAATTCTTCAAATTGATCCAATAGATGTTTTTATTACGGCCGTTGGTGTTAAGCAATGAGACAAATTGAGCAACTAATATTTCCTCTTGTCAAAACTCATTTTCCTGAATTTTATCAGGACGAAGGTTCTCGTTTTATTGACTTTGTAAAAGAATATTATAGATGGATGGAGCAACAGGATCAACCGCTGAACGCTTCTCGTAACCTTCTCGACTATCGTAATATTGATACAACATCAGAAGAGTTTGTTCAATATTTTAAAAACAAATACCTACAAGGGCTTCCTCTCACGACGGAAGCAAATACACAGTTCCTAGTAAAGCATGCAAGCGATTTTTACAAATCAAAAGGTACTGAGCGCGGCGTAAAACTTGTTATGCAGGGTTTATTTAACGAAGAAGCAGATCTTTATTTTCCTGGTAATGATCTTTTCAAAACTTCGGATGGTACATGGGTCAGACCCGTCTATCTTGAGTTGTCAGTATCAGAGCGTACTAAAACGTTTGTTGGTAAAGAAATTATTGGGTCCAATAGCGGAGCAAAGGCTTTTCTTGAAAGTTTAGTCAGAAGAAGAATTGGTACAAAATATCTTGAGGTTGCTTATTTAAGCAATCTCCGTGGTGATTTTATCACAGGCGAGCAAATAACAACAACAGCTAATCAAATTTTAGAAAGTGCTCCTACTGTTATTGGTTCTATGACATCACTAACCGTTGTTGCTGGTGGAGCTGAGTTTGCCGTTGGTGATTTATTTGATGTTGTATCATCTAATGGTAAGCAGGGTGTTGCTCGCGTTACAGAAATATCGAATGAAACTGGACGTGTATCATTTATTTTTATCGACTCATTGAATAGCGGTGGGTGGGGCTATAGTCTTGATCATGCTAATGTAATCATATCAGCCAAGGTATTGACACTAACAAATATTGTTAATTCTAATACCGATGTAACAGATTTTCAAAGATTTGAAAGAGTTACTCAGCAACTAGCCAATGTTGGTTATGTATCAGCAAGAGGTAATAACGTTAATTTTGACGTCGGTAACGTTGTAGAGAATTATAATCTCGATGGAACAGTAAATGCTAACGGTATAATTGTTGCAACATCAAAAACGACAGCCAACACAGGTTTCATAATTATTGCGCCAGCCACTGGTAATCTAGTAACGATAGATACCACATTCGCTGTTCGTGCAAGTAATGCTGACACAGCAAACTTTAATGCTTCTCTTGTTGGTGATGTACTATATTCTTTCACAAGAAGCTTTACTGGATCATATGTTGGATCTTATACAGGTCAATATTCAGGTTCTTTTACAGGTGGCTATGTAGGGTCTTTTAGTGGAGCATACACATCAGAGTATCTCCGTGGGTGGTCGGGCGCATATGCGGGCAATGTGACTCATTCGTTTTCCGGTGAGTACACAGGTGCATTCAGTCGTGTCTTTACTGGAACATATCAAGGCGCATATACAAAAGAATATACAGGTAGCTATACTAATCTGTATAACTCTGCAGTTGGATCGTCCTTTTCACGAGCCTTTGTATCATATTATGTGAATAATCCTTATTCAGGTGCAGTGTATGCGGGACCGGGTTATACAGGGACCTTCAATCAATCTGGATATACAGGAACATATGGTGCTGGTTCATTTACTGGCCTTCCTTATCCTTGGGGTGGTGCTGGTGTTTATAGTGGAACATGGACTGGCACGTGGACACAATCTTGGACAGCAGTATATGCTGGAAGTTATAATACGTCGTTTACAGGTGAGTATGCTGGCGGATATACGGGATCGTTTAGTGGTGCATTTGCAAGATTATGGACAGGGTCTTACACTAATGTATTTTCAGGGGAATACACAGCCGCCTATTCATCCGCATGGACAAGCGTTTATAACCAAACTTTTTCAGGACCATACACCCAAAACTTTAGTGGTGCATATGCTGGAACGTATGTTGGTAGTTACACAGGATTTTTCACTGGTACATTTACCGGTGTCTCGTTAATCAACACCGTAGCAGCTCACAACTTTAGTAATGGTAATATAGTCAGATATCATGTTGCTGTAGGTAATACACAAATTGCAGAACTATCTGTTGGTACCGCATATTATGTTGTTAATGCGGTACCAGGAACATCGACTCTCCAGTTATCAAACACTGCTAGTGGCTCACCTATTAGCCTGACAAAGGGTAGTAATGAAACTGGTCACTTCTTAATCGAAACGCTGGGAACAGGTGTTATAACTTCATACCTCGATCGCACAGCATCAGGAAACGTTGTTGGCTCAAATACAACGGTAGGTAATACTGCGGCAGGTAACACTGGTTTCCTGGGTGTCACCGATCTGTCAAGTAATGGTTTTATTGCTACTCCATATGCAAATATTGTTGGTTATATTTCAAACACGACAGCTCTTGTTGCTAACGTAAGTACTGGTACAGGTGCTAATCTTAATATTAGTTTATTGACAGATACAGAAAACGTATTCTTAACACCAGACTTTTTAAGTAGCAATAATACAGGTAACGTTGTATTTCATAGTGTTCTTTTAAATGGCTTTAATGCTAACACAAATACTGCTGGATATGGTACCGATGATACGTTTAATGCTTCAACAAACGTAACAGCTGGAACAGGTGGTAACGGTGTTAAGCTACCAACAACAGTTGTATTCAATGCTAATTCTGGTGTTGCAAATACAACAGATATTATTACAACTTCGACAGCTCATGTATTTAGTAATAATGAACAAGTTGTGTATACAACGCACCCATCAAATACAGCAATAACCGGTCTAGCAAATAACACAACCTATTATGTGATTAATGCAATAGCTGGTGGCCTAGCGCTACAACTTTCCACAACGTCTGGTGGATCTCCAATAGATTTAACTGCCAATTCATCTTCAAACATAGCAATAGGACATTTCCTTGCTCGAGCCGGTACAACGGGTTCCAATAATACAATAGCTTTCAGTAACGCTATCAACTACTCGCCAAATACTGCTATTCGTTATTTTGTGAATACGGGTAACACTGTTGTTAGCGGATTGACAACAAACACTGTATATTATATTGACCAATCAAACGCAACTCACGTTTCGTTGAAGACAACTCAATCAGGAACACGAATTGCGTTGACAGTTGGATCAAATGAAACTGGCCATCACCTTGTCGGTCCACTGAGAATTCTTTCTACTGGTGAGATACAACACAAAGGATTAGGATTTGTTAAGTTCCCTGGTACAAACATGGATACAATTCTTCTTGATGCGTTGCGTTTTGATGCAACAGTAATTGGATCAATTGCTGCAATATCTGGTTTGAATCCAGGATCTGATTATAACGTTGATCCTTTTGTTATTGTACATGATACGTATGTCGCTGGTTATGATAAGCACGACTACTTAATGAGAATAAGCAATACTTCTGGCGCGTTCTTACCAGCAGAGCAAATACAGCAAACATATGATTCACCTGCTACATTACTAACTGTAAACACGTTTGTAGGAACATATGCTAACGGAACACCAGCAACAACATTTGTTGAAACAGAATTTGTTTATCAGTCTAACTCAACGGCAAACGTAGCAGCTTCAGGTTTTGTTCTTCAAGCAGAGATAAACGGTGCAGGAGCCGGTTCAGTAAAGTTGCGTAATGTTACAGGTACATTTGTTACAACCACATCATCAACAACACTAATAAAAGGTCTTTCTTCAGGCTCTACTTCAAATGCATCGGCGGCTAGTTTAACGACATTTGCTACAACAGCAAGAGCATTGGTAAAGCCAGGATCCAATTCAAGTACGTTAAGTTTGAAGAGAATTAATCTCGAAAACACATTTATTGTTGGATCAACAATTATTGGTCGTTCTTCTGGTGTAACAGCTACTGTATCAACAATAGATCAAGATCTTACAACACTTCCTGTTGGACTAAATGCAAGTATTGAAGCTAATGTTCAAACTGCAAATAACGTTGTTAAGAACTTAGATGTTTATAATTCAGGATTCGGTTATGTCGATCAGGAAACCGTGACGTTAACAAAGACAAACTCACAATACGAAATTACTGCTATTGTAAAGTTAGGTAAACAAGGTATTGGTGCAGGTTTCTTCTCATCAACTCGTGGCTTCTTGGATGAAGATAAAAAGCTTCAAGACAATAACTACTATCAAGAATACAGTTATGAAATCCAAACAAAGATACCTTTTGACAAGTACTTTGAAGTATTAAAGAAAGTTACACACGTAGCGGGAACAAAAGCGTTTGGCAAGGTAAACTCACTCTCATCTGCTAACATGACAATGACCGTCATAAATAGTATTGTTATCTCCTAAATACAACTATGTCGACACAATTAATAACAAATTATTTCAGGCTACATAACGTAAATCAGTTTAGAGAATCTATTAGTGAAACAGCTAATAGCGTCTATTATGTTTTTGCCGCAAAACACACACCTTATCCAGGTGGTGATTCGTCTATTCCATCGTTAACAAATTCTGTAGAAGATACACTTACAAATCCATACAATGAAATGGTTTTTGGAAAAAGAGTAACTCCAAGTAATGTTCTTGCAATGGTACCTCGATATAACTGGACAGTCAATACAAGTTACAGTGCATATAGAAGTAATCAAGATCTATCATCAAAACCATACTACGTTGCTGTTAATGGTGGCGCCGCATATCATGTATTCAAATGTTTGGATAATAACGCCAATGCAGCATCTGTAAATGAACCTGATATAACTCAAACATCTGCGGATGATGAATATTATGCTACGTCTGATGGGTATCAATGGAAGTACATGTATTCAGTTACATCGACTACCTTCAACAACTTTGCTACCAACGAATTCATGCCCGTTGTTGCAAACAATCTTGTTGTTGCAAACTCTGTGGCTGGTGCAATAGACGTTATTACTGTCGACTATAGAGGATCTAATTACAACACGTTTCTAAGCAACACGTTTATTTCAACAGACTTACGTGTCGGTGGTGATACAACACGGTACTATATTGCAAACAACGCTGTTGCTTCAAACAACTTCTATACAGGTAGTTTTATATACTTAACAAACGGTACAGGCCAAGGCCAAGGTAGACGTATTGTCGATTATGTATCTTTAGGTGGCTCAAAAACAATCGTAATTGACTCAGCCTTCAATACAGCACCAGACGCGACCACAACATATCAAATTGGACCTGGTGTTTATATAACAGGGGATGGTGATGGTGCTGTGGCACGTGCTATTGTAAACACAGCTCAATCAAATACTATTCAACGTATAGAGATTATCGATCGTGGATACAATTATACGTGGGTTAATGCAACGATAACTGGTAATACAAGTGGTGTATCAAACACAGCAATTGTCAGTGCGGTGTTGGGTCCAAAAGGAGGCCACGGTTCTAATCCCGAGTACGAGTTAGGTGCAACAGCGCTGTGTATGAGTGTGACGTTTGCAAATACGGAAACAGGAACGATACCAACCTCCAATGACTATAGAGCTGTTGGTGTTATAAAAGATCCATTATATGCCAATGTTGAAATAACTGTAGGTGCCGCATCAGGTCCGTTCTCAGTAGGTGAAACTGTTATCCAAGCAAATACAGGTGCGCAGGGAGTTGTAACAGAGTGGGATACAATTAATACGTTGACATTGACCTCTGTAAGTGGCATAATCTTAACAGGAAATACAACAGTTAATTACCTGACAGGTCAGACATCTAATACAACATCAAGTGTCGTTTCCTATCAAATTAACGGAAATGCAAAAGGTTTTAACACATTTGATCAGCGCTATCGTTACACCTTCACACCCATTGCAGGGCAGTTTACTCTTGATGAAGCTGTATACCAAACAGACGTTCAATTAGCAAATGCTGTATTCCATAGTAATACATCATCGAGTTTGTTTGTCACGCATTTGAGAGGCGTGCTAAATACTGGTAACACATTGGTAGGTCAATCATCAGGCGCATCAGCAAATTTGTTGTTTGCATATCCACCCGATCTTGTACAAAATTCGGGCGAGGTTATTTATTTTGAAAACGAAAGCCCAATTTCTCGTTCTAATTCACAATCAGAAACAATAAAAATTATATTGCAGTTTTAAGAGACTCACATGCCACTAGAAAATTCACTTAACGCAAATCCTTATTTTGACGATTACACTCCTGAAAATGAATATTACAGGATTCTTTTCAAGCCAGGTGTTGCTGTACAGACACGGGAGTTGAATCAGGTACAAAGTATCATTCAAAATCAGATTGAAAAGTTTGGTAATCATGTATTCAAGTCTGGTACGATTGTTAGTGGGGTAAATTTCAACTATCTGCCTTCATATCCGTTTGTAAAAATAACAGATACACAGAGCGATGGTCAACCTTCGTTACCTGTTAGCTATGTCGATTACTTTGTAAAAAGTAATTTGAACTTAACGGCTCGTGTTATTAATTATAAAGACGGTCTCGAATCGAGTGCGCCGGATTTGAACACGTTATATCTTCAATATAATAATAGTTCTAATCCTGATACATCTAATAGCAGTGCAGTATACACAACATTTGGTCCAGATCAACAGCTTACGGTTTTTGCTCCAGATTATCCGCTATTTAAAATAACAGTCAATAATGGTGGGCTTGGTTTTTCTAATAGTGACACTGTTGTTTTTACAAGTGCAATATCTCTTTCAAACATTAGTGGCGCATTTACAAATGGACAGGTAATTACCCAATCAACAACAGGAGCTAAAGCTCTAATTAGAGCTATTAATACAACTGCTGTTGCTGATACAACAATCCTACAAATATCACCACGTAACGTTGATCTAACAAATAATTCTGTTAATTCAACATCATGGGCAATGACATCAGCGTACAGTATTGTTAGTGATGGTGGTGCTACAGCTAATATTAGCTCTGTTATTGGTTCAGGAGCAACAGCTTTACTATCAACTGATTCACAGGGTATTTTGCAGACTGTTACTATCGGTAATGATGGATCAGGTTATACATTCCTACCTTGGGTAACCGTAAAGACATCAAATTCAACAGCTACTGTTCAAAATTTAGATTTACTACCTCAAAACTTTAAAACAAAAATTACAGTTGCTAACACAGGAACGACTCCTGTTGGTACAGGATATGCATTTGGTGTTTCGGAAGGTACTATCTATCAAAAGGGATTTTTCCTTAAAGTAGATCCACAAATTATTATTGTAGACAAGTATTCTTCTTCACCAACAAATGCAGCTGTAGGATTTACTACTGTAGAAACGTATGTGGATAGTAATGCTGATGAAACCTTATTTGACAATGCTTCTAATACAACCAATTATACAGCGCCAGGTGCTGATCGTTTAAAACTTACACCAACATTGACTCTGCTTACATCAAGTGCGGCGGCAGCAAATATTGACTTCTTTACATTGGCAGAATGGAAAGAAGGTTTTCCATTCAAAGAAAATAGAGTAACAGTATACTCTAATCTTGGTGACGAGTTTGCAAGACGAACAAGAGAAGCACAGGGTAATTTTGTTGTAGATCCTTTTGAGGTCGCAACAAAAGAAAAATCAACCGCAAACGTTGGTTTTGTTCAAGCTGTTATTGATCCGGGACTTGCTTATATTGGTGGGTATAGGACTTCAACATCGTATAATAACTATCTCGATGTCGGAAGATCAAATACAGTCACATCGATTGAATCCCAAAAAATTACTGCTAGTTATGGTAACTATGTTTTAGTGAAAGAATTGGCTGGGCTATTTGATTTCAAAACCGGACCGGTAGTTAGTTTTTATGACACTGCAAAGACCTTTCTTACGAGCCGAACAATATCGACTACGGGCGCTATTACTCCAACGGGTAACCTAATTGGTACAGCACGTATTCGCTCGCTTATCCTTGATACAGGTGTCCCTGGTACTGCTTCCTGTACATATAGAATGTATTTGTTTGATGTTCAGATGTCTGCCGGACGCGCTTTCCGCGAAGTAAGAAGCGTATACTATGATGGCTCTGTACAAGATGGTATAGCAGATATTAATTTAGTATATGACGCTACGACGGCAGCAAACGTTGCACAACTTGTTGATACTTTCAAAGATCAAATCGTCTTTCCTGTAGGTAAAGGTGGTGTTAAGACAATTACTAACGTCGTGTATACTTACCGTACAGTATCTGATGCAACAACCCAGATTCAGGTGAATGGTACATACACAACTGGTACGTTGGGGTCCGGTTTAACATTCCCATATGGTGATGGCACACTTACAACAACCCAGAAAAAAGATTTTATCTTATTCCCTGTAGCTAATGCTCAGGCATCAGTAGCGGCATCAGGTGGTGCAAACGTAACTGTTACCAATGCTTCAAATGTTGTTGTAAGCTCGGGTGGTAGTTCATTTAGCTCTGAATTTGAGCCAGGAGATTGGATAAAGTTTGCTAATTCGGGCGTATCAGGTATCTATCAAGTCTCTGCTGTTACTAATACTTCGCATATGGTGTTATCAACAACAGCTAGTGCTGATATTGCAAATGCTCAGGCAACATTGTTCTTCCCATCATTATATCCAATCAACTTTGATAGATCAAATAGAACAATAACAATATCTGGTAGTAGTAAAACAGCTGCGTTAAGTGTAGGTAACACATTAACAGGTACTGTCAATGCCATTGTTGTTTACAACGTTACATCAACAGGTGCCACAGCTCAACCGCGAACTATTACGAGAGACGTGTTTGTTAAAATACATACGAGTAATAATATCAGCAGTAATACGGGTCCATGGTCATTAGGTATACCTGGCCCTATTCGTTTGAAAAATGTATTCCTAGGTAATACAACAAACGTCGGAACAACAGCAAATTCAACTGTTTCTAATGTAACGAAATATTTCTTTATTAATACGGGAGAGGATGAAAACGCTTTGCGTATTTCAAACCTTGTTTTAAAAAGCGGTTCTGATTTAGCAGTTAATACAAACCAATTTATTCTTGCTCAGTTTGATGTCTTTACGAGCGGTCCAGGGTTTGCTACTGTAGCTTCATATACAATAAACGATACAGCTAATTTGGCAAGCTCGGCGGGATCTATAAACACGTTAGAAATTCCAGAACTAGTTACATCAAAAGGTGTGTATTTTGATATGCGTAACACTTTTGATTTCCGTCCATTTGGATCAAATACTGCAACGCGCTCGACTAGCGATGCTACTGCAAACGTTAATCCTTTGGGTACTTTTAGTTTAAGTGCTGATGATAAGTTGTTCCCTTTACCTGATTCGACTATCACATTTAACGCAGAATATTATAATTCCCGTATTGATAGAGTGATTGTTCGTAAGGATAGTAGTTTCGAGGTTATACGTGGTACACCAGCGCTCATAAATCCTGTAGCGCCGCCAGAACCAGCAGAGACAGTTACTTTATCTGTTATCAGTGTCCCTTCTTATCCTTCGTTACCAGCCGCGTTCAATGCACAAACATCGGAGTTTGCTTCGAAACAAGTTGGTTCAGCAACTGGTCCAATAAATGCTCGTTTGACTACACTGAAGATACAAACAAGAAATACGCTAGGGGATAGACGGCATCAGCCAAAACGTTATACAATGGCTGATATCGGTAAACTAGACCAACGTATTTCAGATATAGAGTATCAAGTTACCTTATCGGGCTTAGAATCTTCAGTTAAAGATCTTTCCATTCCAAGCAGTATAACACCAACAACAAACAGGTTTAAAAATGGTTTTTTCATTGAACCTTTTAACGATTATTCTAAAACAGCTGTATCTAATAGAGAGTTTTCTGCGACGATTGACCAATCGGAGAGTTTATTAAAACCACCGGTTAAGCAGGTAAATTTTGAATCGGATTTTGATCTAACGGATGGAGTAACGGCAGCTGCAGTTGTAAATCAAGATACACTGATGCTTCCTTTTCAAGAAACTATTTTAATTGACCAGAGTATCAAAAGCACTATACTTGGATCAGACGGTCATGCAATAGCTTTTGTCGGTGAAGGTACTATATCACCAGCTTCTTTCTCTATTCAGACGCGTGGTGAAGTCACAATTACACAAGAAGCACCACAGCCACAGTTTGGATCTGGAACTGCTACACCAATTGTTGCAGACGCGGCACCGTATGAAAGCCTGTGGCCAAGTGTTGGCCAGTTTTAATAACAAAGTAATCTAAAAATAAAAAAATATGACTACATCCGCACCAAGAATCTTTTTTACAGCAAGGGATCAGGTTTTTAGAATAAGTATATCTTCTCTTAAACCGTCAACAACGCATAATCTTTTTTTTGAAAGAGTAAGAGTGTTAGCTGCAAATATAAAGCCACTGGGTGGTTCGTTGGGTGACCCCATCGTGACTGATTCGGATGGTAAGGTTATTTTTGATTATTTTTATAATTCAGGAATAACAAGTAATGCAACAGAAGTAGATCAAGCACAGAAGATTGCAAACACAATTGCAGGTAGAAAAGAAATAGTGGTAGCAGATTTAAACGAAGTTTCATTAATAGATGGTTTTGAGAAGACTACACTATCGTACTTTCGAACAATGATAAATGTATCTGTTTTTGTTGTACCGGAAAGTCAATATATAAAGAACATAATTACTGTACCAGCAGCTGCTAAAATAACACCTGCACCACCTCAAGACTTAGGGCAATTGGTACATGATGGCGATAGTAATCATTACTATTACCTTCAGTTTGGAATCGGCGCGATATAAAAATAAGAGGATTTTAAATGTTAAACTTTGATCTAGGTCAAACTTTTTTTATAGATAAGCAATCGGTAGAAAATTCCGATGTAGCTTTCATTACGTCTATTGAATTGTACTTCTATAAAAAACCAACACAAAACCAAACAGTCACAGGAATAAACAATCCAGGTGTATCAGTTTACGTGTGTCCAACAAAAACAGATGGATCACCGGACGTATCGATAATTCATCAAGAATACGGAACAAGAGTTGAGTATAGCAACATTGTTGTAAGTACCTCAGGAGCCTCTTCGACTAAATTTACATTCAGACAGCCGGTTTGTGTTACGACAAGTAAATCATACGCAATAATGGTCAAGTTTGACGGAAGCGATAAAGATTTTAAATTATGGGCGAATAAGGCCGGTCAATTAGGTGTTGGTTCTTCTTCAACAACCCAAGTATCATCAGGCAGTGTTGATGGTTATCTTTATAAAATAACAAACGGTTCATCACTTACACCGCAAACGGATACAGATCTTTCTTTTAAAATAAACGTTGCTAAATTTACTCAGACGTCAGCCACGTTCCTTGTTCGTAATAGACCATATGAGACGGTTAAGTTAATTAGTCAGAATGGTACGTTCAGGGGTGGTGAGTATGTCTACCAACAACGTGCAGCGCTAACAGGTACACTGGCTACAACAGCATTATCAAATACAATTACAGGAACAGGAACACTGTTTACATCAACACTTGTTGCTGGCGATCTTGTTGTTATTACAGACGGATCAAGTACAAATACAAACGTTCGTACAGTTGGATCTGTAACAAATTCAACATCTGTAATATTGACAGAGCAACCAACTTTTACAAATTCAAGTGCGACCTACTACAAAACTGTGATAGGCAAAGTGTTCACTTATGATAGTTTATCCGACTATCTAATTATTCAAGATTCAAATGCCAACAGTACGTTATACCTAACAACTACTACAACAGTTAAGGGTGTTGAGTCACAGGCGTCAGGTAACATTTCTTCAATCGTTAATTACGCTGTTAACAGTGTTGTTCCTAATTATAATATTTTACAACCAGCAGGAACATCAGCAAATATTGTTTTGAATTTTGCTAATTCTACCGGATCGGTGTCTTCTCTAAGAAAAGAAGAAGGTGCTCTAGGAAAAAGAACATCATTGAATCGTTATCCCGCAATTGTTGCCTCACGAACAAATGAGGTTTTGGCTGGAACACCTTATCGCTCATTCAACGGTGAAATAACATTCACGTCATCAAATCCCTATGCTTCACCTTACGTTAATAAGAATGATCTAGATCTGTTTGCAGAGCGTTATGAAATTAACAACACATCAACGAACGAGTATAAGGGACAGGGATCAGCTAAGGCTCGTTACATATCAAAAATGGTAACGCTTGCAGATAGTCAGCAAGCCGAAGATATAAAAATTTATCTAACAGCTTATAAACCATCGAATACTAATATTCTCGTGTATGCTAAATTTATGAATACCGAAGATATTGAATCGTTTGATTTAAAAGACTGGACAGAATTAACTCTCAATCAATCCGCAAGCATTGTTACAAACCCTGTTAATATAAATGATCGTGCTGAATATTCTTACAGTGTTCCATTTTACAACACTGGTGTAAAAGCGACAGGTCAATTCACAACAACAGTAGGCAGTGCTAACGTTGTAGGTACTTCGGGTGTTGTCAATACAGAAATTGTACCAGGATCGGTTGTACGTGTTTACTCACCAACGTTACCCAATACTCACTTCATTGATACAGTAACATCATCGACGAGTGCAAATATAACGTTGAGCCGTACAGTTTCGAATACAAGTGTGGCAAGCGGGGGCTTCTTTATTGATGTCATCTCTAGACCTAATAGTGGTTTCTTAGATAATCAAAATCAAAACGTTCTTACATACTTTAACAAGTCGCTGTCTAAGTTTAGAACCTATAATTCCTTTGCTTTGAAGATTGTTTTGTTATCCGATGATGGGGTAAATATTCCGTTTGTTGACGATATTAGAGCAATTGCTGTATCAGCATGATATATCAAACCAACGATAAGCGGTATGTGAAGGATGGGGTGAGTACTGCCGTTCTAAATATAGATGAAGAGGGTTTCAAATCTTTTAAGTTAGAACGTGATCGTATTTTACAGCAACAAAAGACACAACAAGAAGTTGCAGATATGAAACAGGAAATGTCGGAAATAAAGCAACTGCTTAAACAATTAATTAACGGAAATACAAATGGCAAGACCAGTATCTAATGTTGTCATAGCAACTGATTCTTTTGCGACATGGGTGGGTGTCACAAATTTTATGGCGGACACGTTCACAAACTATGCTTTGACCGCCAATAGTTCACCAAACGGTGCAAACGTATCGGGTAACTCACAACTGATTGGTATTTTCAATGCCAACACGGTTGCTGTGGGTGAGAGTTTGCGTGGTGGAACAGTTAACGTTGGTTCCAACTTAAATATTACATCAAATGCTACCTTTACTGGCGCTACTGTTAATGCGACAAGTAACGTAGTAATTAGATCTGGTTATACGTATATTAATGCAGCTGCTTTCTACGTTGTTGGTGGTCTGGCAAACGTTACTTCTAATATTAGCGTGGTAACAACGACTGTAACAATGAATACGTTGGCCACAACGCTGGTCGGCGGCCTTGCTAATATTACATCAAACGTTTCTATTCTCAATGCCAACACATATACTAACACAGCAATCTTTAATCTTGTTGGTGGGCTAGCTAATGTAACATCTAATGTTTCAATTACTAATGCTAACGTAAATATAAACACAACAGCTTTTGGGGTACAAAGTGTATCAACCGTTACTGGTAATACAACATTAAAAGCAAATAGCTCACTTACAAGTGTTCAATTACTAGGTAATAATTCAATAAGTAACTTAGCTGTAACAGTTAACACAGCAACAGTTACAGGTGACGTTGCAATGTCTAATACATTGACAGTTACAGGTTTAGCAACATTGAATGGTAATGTTGTTGGTCCCACAGCTAACTTATCGACTGCTGTTAATGTTGGCGCTAATGTAAACATTAATACAACTGCCTATGCTGTTGGTAATGCAACTGGTAATGTAACTATAAATCAAAGCGGTATTGTTGTAGGTAACACGACAGTTGGTACGGTCAATGCGTTTGCTTTAAATGTTGGTGCTAATGTTAACGTAACGACAACGTCGTATACGGTTGGTAACTCAATAGGCAATGTTGCGATATCACAGAGTGGTATTGTTGTTGGTAACACGACAGTTGGAACCGTTAATACATTTGCGTTAAATGTTGGTGCTAATGTTAATGTGAGTACGACCCAACTTAATATTGGCAACACAACAGTAAACAATGTACTTACTCAGACAGCACTCGTTGTAGGTAATACAACAGTTAATACATCAGTAACGCCAACAGCAATAACAACAACAGCAACAGTTGCAGCTGGTAATACAACTGTTACGGGTTTCATTAATTCGTCTTCTTACGGTACATTCAATGGTACAGTAAATGCAACAGCAATTAATGTTGGCGCCAATATAAATGTTACTACAACGCAGCTAAAAGTCGGAAATGATACTGTCAATGCTGTTCTGACACAGACGACATTGGCTGTTGGTAATACAACTGTTAATACAGCGCTTAGTGCAGCATCTATAGCAATTGGTAATACGACAGTAAATACAACAATTACACCAAGTACAATAAGTACTAACGGTACGCTTACAGTAACAGGTAACACAATATACGGAGCAAGTGCAGACTTTGTTCACGCTGTATTCACAAATACAAATATTGGAGTTGCTAATACTTCTGTTGGTGATCCAACAGCATTTACTGTCGTTAATCTGTTTAGTTTTCCTGTGGGTACTTACACAGGAGCAAAGGTAACTGCAAAGATAACAGATGCTCTAGCAACAAACAATCAAGTACAAGAGTTAATTCTTGCACAAAACGGAACTGATGTTATCATGACTGTGTACGGTACAGTTGCATCTCCGGCGTCAGCAAACTTAGGAGTGTTTTCTGGCTTAATAAATACAACACACGTTGCAGTTGGTTTTAAACAAACAAAAGCAAACTCAAGTGTAAAAATCTTTGCGCAGTTAATAAAATAAGGTAAGCAATGGCTGCTAGTAACACACAATTTAAGGTTGAAAATGGATTATATGTTCAAGGAACAGCCAATGTTTCTGGTACATTGCGTGTTGATGGAGATCTATCTGTTGGTGGTAATTTAGCGGTTGCACTTAATGTTACGGGTGACGTTAAACCAACAGCCAATAATACGTACAACCTTGGCTCCGATGGATTTAGATGGAGTGTTTTTGCAAACACGGGTAGCTTTTCTGCTAACGTAACGACATCCACCCTAACTGTTGGTACGGGTGCACAAGTTGCAAACCTGATACCATCACAAAATAACGATCCATTAGGAACAGCAAACCGTCGTTGGACTATAACTGCTAACGACGTTATTAATATATCAACAAACACTAGTGCAAATTCAGCACTTGCAAATGTTACTGTTAGTAATACAATTTCAATTGGTACTACGTTAATTGCTAATCAATCAGCAGCGGTCTTTGTATCAAATATATTCTCTGTTAATACAGGATCAAAGCTAGCAATCTATTCACAGGGAAATACAACATATAGTAATCTTGCTCTTAACAATGATGTAACAACTGTTGCAGGAAACGTTGTCTTTGATACAGATACTTTTGTTGTTGATGCGGTTAATAATAGAATTGGTTTAAAGACAGGTATTGCTTCATTATCGACAGCAGCACTTGCAACGGTTACTGGTAATATAGAATTTAGCACATCGAATACAGGCTTGCGTTTACAATCATCAAATGCGACAATGAACGCATCTATTATGATGGTTGCTAACACAAGCAATAGTAGAGTAATATTCTCAACATTCGATACAGGAAATACTACCGTATTAGGTGGATTTCAATTTACAGGAACAAATGCAACAGCTACTCAAACGTTGCTTGATTTGAATAGTGTTAGCTTTCTGTATAAATCAGGAAACGTAGCACATGCAGGTAATTTTGGTGTATATAATGTCGGCGGAACGCGAGTAGGACCATGAGATGGGAAGACCTCTAAAAGCAAAATATTCAGGAGCATTAATAGTTGGTGTACAGGAGATGTCAGACGTAGATATCTCTGATTTAATATTACCTCTTGTTGTTGCAAACTGGTCAGGGCTATCAGAAGTATCAGGTCCAAGTGGCAGTGTCGTTAGATCATACAGCTCAACTGTCCCTAGCTATAATTATATTAGTCGTGGAACTGCTGTTAACACGGAAACTGATTCGATTGGAACACATCCTCGAACAACATCTACGACAACAACATACACAGTAGTTCAAAATGAATTTAACCCCGGATTATCAACGACAGCCGGTGTTCGTCCAATCCAGCAAACAGTAGTAGGTAATGAGGTAAAGATATCCGCGATGTCAAATCAGGATATAATTAATGATGTAATGCCTGTTATTGTAAACAGTATTTCAACTGGTGGTCAGGGCGCTTATTATCTTGGATTAACATCTGCTGGAGCACCGGCAACAGGTACATGGGTTACTGTATCTAATCTAACAGATAATTTTTACAATGCAAGTAACGTGTATCAGAGTATTTCGTATACTCTTTGGTTACGTACAAGCGGTGGATCAGTTGGTACAATCCGTCCGTTAACGATTACTAATACGGGTGGTGGAGAGACGCGTTTCACTGAAATGACAAATAGTGAAGTCGAACAGCTAGCATCATTTGTTGGCGAATATATTCGTACAACGGGAATAGGTAAGTATAATTTTTCTGTATCCGCTCCAGGTGCTGGTACATGGGTTAGTAGAGGTTCGTACACTGACACTGTTAACAATTTAGTTGATACTGCTTATGTTGGTACATATGTCGGCACCTTTTCAGGAGCGTTTACAGGTGGGTACACTGGCGCGTTCACAGGAAGTTATGTTGGTTACTACACTGGCGTATATTCCGGAAATTATACCGGTATCTATGCTGGAACTTATGTAGGAACATTTGCTGGTAGTTATAATACAACGTACGCAGACATATATTCACGTACATGGACGGGTAGTTATGCGGGTAACTATTCCGGTTTTTATTCGGGAAATTATACCGGAGGATATGTTGGTAACTTTGCTGGCGCATATGTCGGAACATATCTAAATTTTTACCTTGGATACTATGTGTCATCATACACAGGCGTATGGGCTGTAACAAATCCAGCAACGTTTGCTGGTGCCGGTTTCATTGGATATTATGCTGGTGCTTTTGTTAGGTATAGAACAGTATCTGAACCCTGGGGTACTGTGTCATATACAGGATATTATGTATCCAATTTTGCTGGAGCGTATACATCGTCATATGCTGGTACATATGTGGGATACTATACACGTAACACTCTAAATCCTTCGACCGGAATATATTATGCGTCAGGTCCATATGTCGGGTATTATACGGGCAATTATGGTAGCAGTGTATACACAGGAAGTCAAACGTTATATTATACTGGTGTATGGTCTCGCAACTTTGCTGGTGGATATACTGGTAATTTTACTGGTTCGTATACAGGAAACTACCAAACCGTTTTTGTTGGTACATATGCTGGTTCATATCTTGGTGCATTTATTGGTACATATGTGGGCTCCTATCAGGGTCTATACATTGGATACTATACACGCGCCTATACAGGAAACTACTCACGAAACTTTTCTGGTACATATGCAGGTACGTATGCTGGTGCATATGCAGGTACGTATGCTGGTGCATATGTAGGAACATACAACCAAGTATTTACAGGTGTATACAACAATACATTCTCTCGTACATTCACTGGATCTTACAGTGGTTTGACGGTACAATTAGCAACAACAACTACTACATATACATTATGGGTAAGAACAGCTTAACAAACATTTAAAAATTGATAGAGGTAATATGAAAAGAACTATTGTAAATCCACACTGGGTTAATAATGCACGGACAGTGATTACTGCAGACTTTCAATATGAAGACGGTAGAGTACTGACGGCTACTATTTCTGAGACAGAAACAACTAATCCTGATTTAATTGAAATTAAGCAAAAGTTCACAGAACAGCAGCTTGAAGAAAATACTCAACGAAAGATTAGAAATCTGGCCGACCAGAGATCAAAAGATAAAGAGCAGAAAGAAGCTCAGGCTTTACGGAAACAACAAGAAGAGTTGTTTGCTGCTAAGCTAAAAATATTTGAGATTGATTCTATCAAAACTTCACAAAACAGACCTATGAAGTCGCGTATTCGTAAATCAAAAAGTGATGTTGAAGCGATGGCTTGGGCTGCAGTTCTAATGCTTGAAGAAGCCAATAAAGAAGTAGCTGAGCAACAAGAATCAACGCCAGGAGAATAAATTTTGACAGTTCGTAATGGTTTTTTGATTGTTGCCTCCTTGACGGAGGAATATGTACACACCGCTAACTATTGTGCTAATAGTATAAAAGATAATTACCCCGATGCACACATAACGTTGTTTACAACAAACTCTTTTCTTTCGTTAGTAGATCATCAAGCTTTTGATTTAGTTATTAGTGAAGATGTTCCTAATCATGTTAGAACAAAATTGTATGCTCTGAGTAAGACGCCATATACAAATCTTACTGCATATATTGATGCTGATATGGAGTGTATGCATACAGATGTATCTACAATTTGGGATGAGATTCCGGAAGATGTTGATATCTTAATTACAAAGATTCGACCATACAACGGTAAGATTTCAAAATGGAAAACCGGAGAACTTATACATCACGGTGGGTTCTTTGTGTACCGTAATAACCCTAAAACGATTGATTTTATGGGTAGATGGTGGAAAGATTATTTTATCCAAAGAAAAGAACCGTGGCCATATGAAGAAGAGGAATGTCCTTCATCATTACAACAGTGGGATCAGTTTACATTCTGGAAGTTATTGAACGTTGATAAATTAAATGTAAAAGTTGATTTTTTCAACGACGATGCCCGGTGGAATTTTGTTAACGGTTATAAGAAATCTGAAACAAGCAGCCCTATAATTTTCTGGCATCATACAGTACCATCAAAACACGTGCACATTGGCTTAGGGAACGAAAATGCAAGAAATCAAAGTAACAAATAAAGAACTAACATCCATTTTAAGTGATTGGTTAGAAGTCATGCTGAGAGCTGATAGATCTTCTTATCCCTATCAAGAGTCGACGGGAAAGGGTGGTCTAATCACACCTCAGTATGCTTGCGGTGATGAATATCTACAAGTTATGCAAAACAAAAAAGTAGATGGATTTCCAGAGAAGACATATGGTGTTGATTTTATGAGGTTTCAACCACCTCAGGCATCACTACGCGAAGCATTGCTTACACTAGATCAGCGTCTAATGACTTGGTCTGGTTCAAGAAATAATGCAGTGAAGATGTTGTACCCGGTAGGTGGTTATATGGGTTGGCACCATAATGCAAATGCATCTGGATATAATATTTTACTTTCTTGGTCCAAAGAAGGTAAAGGTTTCTTTAGATATCAAGACCCGATCACAAAAGAAATTATCACAATGCACGATAAGCCAGGTTGGACTTGTAAAGTTGGGTACTACGGAGCATGGCATGAGCCTTCAAAAATCTATTGGCATTGCGCAAGTGCTGAACACGAAGAGCGTCTCACATTAGGTTATATTATTCCACATGAGGGTATGTGGCAAGATATGTGTGATGATATTCAGACGGTATAAAACTGTTTGTATGACTCGTAGTCTTTCTTTGTAGTCGGTCCGTTCAAAAGAACAACAGGAATTTTGTCGACAACATTGACAAACTTACTTGGCCTGTACCCTCCTAATACAGGATCATGTATCTTATTCTCGCTAAAATCAATTCCGAACATATGTGAATAGAATTTCCGAGCAGGGAAGTATCTAATATCAACGCCTATTGATTCTTTCTCGTAATACAGAAAAGAATCCATTCCCCAATGGTACTTGCTCATAAACATCTCGGGATCTTTTATAATATGATCCCATATAGCAGTTGTTTTTTCTGACCTCTCCCAAACTATACAGCTACTATTGAACGGGTGATGCCATACAGGAAACCCGGGCGCAAACTTCTCTCTCCAAACAGCATCTATAAGCGTTAAATCACCTTTCGC